CTACAGCAGCCAGACTGGTACTGAAGCCCTATTCCAAGAACCACAGGCTACATTCTCTGGTTCTATCGCCAACACTAGCGTTAAGGGCATAAGTGGTGCATCCGCTAGTCCATTCACTGGTACTGGTGGAGCCGGTGGTGCGGGAGTATTCGGTCGTAACGCTATGATGAGTACCGACTTCCGTGCGATGACCACAGCTAACGCAGAAGCTTTAGGTGGAACTGGTGGCGCACAGCCCGGATTCCAGCAGATGGCATTCAGCATCGAACGAGTCGCAGTAGAAGCTAAGACCAGAGCACTCAAGGCTGAATACAGCACTGAACTCGCTCAGGACCTCAAGGCTGTCCACGGACTCGACGCTGAGACTGAACTCGCTAACATTCTCTCCACTGAGATTCTTAGTGAAATCAACCGTGAAGTCATCAGAACTGTATACCACGTTGCTAAACTTGGTGCAGGACAAGCTGATCTTAGCGGTGTCGCAGTCGGTAGACCTGGTATCTACAACCTAGCAGCCGACTCGGATGGACGATGGAGTGCTGAACGATTCCGTGGTCTCATGTTCCAGATCGAACGTGAAGCTAACAGAATCGCTAAGGAAACTCGTCGTGGTAAGGGTAACTTCATCATCACAACTGCTGATGTTGCAAGTGCTCTCGCAATGGGTGGATTCCTCAACATCTCACCAGCCCTCAACACTAACTTAGATGTTGATGACACTGGTAACACCTTCGCTGGTGTTCTCAATGGTAAGATGAGAGTCTACATCGATCCATACGCAGCCGGATCCGATGCAGGATCATCCACCACGACCGGAGATACTCAAGCATTCGGTGATTACGTCACCGTTGGTTACAGAGGAACCAGTCCATATGACGCTGGATTCTTCTACTGTCCATACGTTCCACTCCAGATGGTGCGTGCGGTTGGTGAAAACACCTTCCAGCCCAAGATCGGGTTCAAGACTCGATATGGAATGGTTGCCAACCCATTCGCTCAGAACACCGATCTCAACCAGCTCGGTGGAAACCAGTATTACAGAATCTTTGCAGTTCAGAACCTTCACGGTAACTCCTGATCCTGACAATACTAGTAACTAAAAGAATCAGGGGCGTCCCGTTTGGGGCGCCCCTTTTTTTTATATAAATACTACGGAGGAAATGTATGTCACTCACTAACCCATCAGAAGCTCCCAGTGGACTCACATTCGGTTTAAACACACCAATGGTGTCTGACTATGAGTTACGGACTCAAGGAGCTTATACAGGTTCTCACAACTCCCTCGGTGTAAATTACTTCCAGTTTAATACACCAAGAATTCCGAATCTGTCTGAATTTGTACAACAGGTTAATTTACCATCAATAAGTAATCTTCAAGTTGATCACCCAACCTCTTTTGGTGTCAATGTACCACACCCTTCTGGTAAGTATATTTTTGAAGACCTGACTGTCACTTTCTTAGTAGATGAAACTATGAAAAACTGGTTGGAAATATATGATTGGATTACTTCTATTGGTAGTCCGGGTGTATCAGACTATACTAAAAGAATAGCACCAGAGCAGTTTCATAGCACAGGTCTTTTCACCATATTAAATAGTTCATATCAACCAAAATTTCAAGTAGAAATATTTAATTTATTTCCAGTTGGTTTGAGTGGTGTTCAGTTCTCTACCGTAAGTTCAGACTCAGAACCTGTGTTTTGTACAGTTACATTTGCATATAGTCACTATGAAATAACACCAGTTAAAACTGCATCGAATATTCCTGCAATATCAGAACCAGTAAATATCACTAATGTTGAACTTTCAACAACTAGTTTCTCTCCTTCTGATAACGAAGTAATAACTGCTAATGTAGAAATAGGAGATGATGCAGGTGAAGCACAAAATATTGAATATACTTGGTATTCCGAGCCTTATGTTTCATAAAGGAAGTTTAAAAAAATGGCTGCATTAAAAGACTACGACCCACAACTACATGATCTTTATCTATATGAACCCAAAGCGTCTTTCAATAGACAAACTGGGGAGAAGATAGAGGGAATACCCGTTGGATACAATCCAAAATGTTTCGTTGATAGTCTCCAAGATTATCCTTTAGACTTAACTGGAATGGCCATACTACCAAGAAGACACAATAATAAGTGCTCGCGCAACGGCGCAGTAAATTATGGTTGGGAAGAAGAGTGGGATGCAGATCAGGTTTCAGAAAATGCAAACATAAATTTTTATAACTCTGGTTATTTTGCAATGACGTTGATAAGTCCTAAACATGTTATTGCATGTGAGCATTATTGGATCACATCACAAAATCAACTCAACAAAGTAGTTACATTCATGAATAAACAGGGTGAGAAATTCGAAACCACATTCATTCCCCCTCCCCCAGAAAATATATCGGGTGATAATGTCATCCTTGAATTGACAGATGAGGTTCCTGCTGATTTTGGTATAAGAATATACAATAAAGTTCCCGTCCAACCGTACAGCCCGTTTAATCAATCCCAGTCCAAGTTTCACGAGGAGTACCCTGATTACATTGGGTATGCAGGTTGGAAGTCCAACACTATATTTTTTACTAAGACTCCACAAGGTGCAATATTCCAAAGAGCAGCTAGAAAACTTCGGAACCGCAATGGCAATATCATCGGTGACGGCGAGCTTGGCAGCTCATCGAATGTCGTGGTATCTGATAAAGTAAGTAAAGGTTGGATCGCCAATGTATGGAGTGGGGATAGTGGAAGTCCGGCTTTCATTGTATCAAAACAACATGGAACTTTATTTAAGAGCGCGTTCAATGGTGGTGGTGTGGGTTCAGCATACAAGAATCCCGATGGTACAATTACCACGAGTTCCACATTCAAGTTTATAGAAAGCGTACTAAGACCATTCGGATATGAATATGAGGCTATAGAAGTATTTGATGCAGTAACATCCCAAATACAACAAAGAGGTTCAAGAGAAGATTTTGAGACTATTGGAGAACTAGAGGGATATAAGGTTTATTGTGATGTAAAAATAACTGGAAAGGATAACACTATTGTAGAAAAAAGTTCTGATATAGCATTTTCTACAATAACTGGTGTAACACCTGACATACGGAGTATTATAATACCAACGTCGATCGCCGGGTTAGGTGTTACACACACAAACGAAGGATTGGATGCTTTTCTTCAGATTAATGATAATTCAGGTTCATATCCAAGAAGCGAAACAACTATAACTTGGACAATTGATGATGAAGAATATAATGATCTTGAAGATGCGTTAGACAATACTTTTAGAATTCCTGATAACACCGCAGGTAAGACACTGAAAGCAACAGTTAGATTAGACAATTCATTGGGAAGTGATAGTGAGAGTATTACTTATGGTGAAATAGAACCTAGAGGTTACACTGCTTCTCTCACAAATCCAACTTTCACTCCAAACCCACCTGTCCGAGGACAATCATGTACCTTCAATGCTAGTATAGACGATGGCGAACCGGCGGGAAGTATTTGGAACTGGGCAATCTATAGTCTAGATAAAAATTCAGCACCTAGTGTGAAACTAGCTGGTCCCGAGCTTCCGAGATTTGTTGACTATCCAATGTCTAGCGTGTTTCCGGTGACTTTTACTGTGCCAGATTCTGATATTCCAGTAGGAAATCGTTTAGTTCTTATTGGTACAATTAGAAATCCTTACGATAAAGAAGGTAAGAGTTTAGAAATATACTCCGATGACGTTGTAGAGGACTAGTAAATTTTGCATATATAATATGAGGTAAATTATGAATATAAGTGAAATTAAACAAATGGTATCTAAGGATATCACTCTAAATGAAACACAGCTCGACATAGAGTCCCTGAAGACTCCTCAGATACACAACAAGTATCTTGTTATCTTGATGGAAGAAAAGTTAATTCTAGAAAAGATGTATTCTGAATTGAAAATTATGAAGAGAGACAAGTGGTTGTACTACACTGGAAAAATGGGCGAGGATGATCTCAAGAAACATAATTGGGAGCCTTTTCCTTTGAATATTCTGAAAACAGACATAGACAAATTTTTACAAAGTGATTCTGATGTACACAGAATAGAAGCAAAAATTATTCTTCAAAAAGAAAAAGTGAATTACTTAGAAGAGGTAATTAAAATTGTATCAAATAGACAGTGGAATATCAGGGCTGCCTTGGACTGGATCAAGTTCACTCAAGGTCAGTAACCCTCATACATATAGTGTATGAGCGATATGACTATACAACATCTCGATTCTGTGGATCTGCTTGTGGATTGTGATAGATCTTTAGCAAAAGAGCTAAGTCAATTCTTTACATTCGAAGTCCCAAATTATCAATTTACCCCAGCTTATAAAAATAAGCTGTGGGATGGTCAAATTAGATTATTTAATTTGTATCGACATACCATATATTCAGGTCTTCTTGACTACGTTGTTC